AGTCAGAGCGTTGGTTTGCATCAACATAAGTGATTTCATCTGAGGTATTTTCTACAAATGGCACATATTCTAGCTTTTCAATTCTTAGCTCTTCTTCGTTTACATTATACAGAACAAAGTCATTGTTATGAGGATGAAAGTAGAAAAAGATGTTTCCTTCGAATCGAACACCTTGTTCATTTTGATTTAGTTCCTGTAAAATATAATTATAAAAGTTTACCATTTTATCACCTCATATTATTTGTTAATCTTTGTGCAATTCCTAAACTAACCATATCCTTTGTTCTAACCGACCTAACATTATATATACCAAGCGGTCTAAAAAAGTTTGCAGTGGCTACAGCATCTACTGTTGCACCACTAATAAAGTTTTGGCTTGCTTCTAATTCTGCTAAAAAAGGCATAGAATTAAAATTATAGCTAGTTTTAACCGAAGTTGGTGTAGACATATATGTTGTATGTGCAGCTTGTCTTAATGTTGCTGTTTTTAGGGGAACATTATCTGTAACTATTCTTCTTTGCTCTAAGACGTCAATCATTACTTTAATACCAGCTTATATTCATAGACAATGTTGCCTCTTCTTTTCATTCTTACAGGTTTTCTAGTGTAAGATAAGACAGTAGTAAGACGACCTCCATCTAGTATAACTCTATCATTAATGTTTATATCAATGTCCAGCTGTGTGTTAATAATATTGGTAAAGTCATTTGTTGGACTCACCATAACAAAGTCCATGTCTTGTTGTTCTTCTGCTTCATCATAAGTAAAGTGATATTCTGATGTGCCTTGCAATAGTACACCAGAACGCTGGTTATATGCATTAGGCTTTCTCATTATAGCGGGTCATCTCCAGTTCTAGTTCTTCTTCTAAGCAGCCCAGCAATGTTTAGCTCTTCATGTACTGTCTCAGGCATATGTGCGCCTTGCTCTGCTAAGTATCTGTTTAAGTCTAGCTCTGAAATTAAAGCACCCATAGTATATTCAATGACAGCTTCTTTAAGTGCTTCTCTTTTATCTGCATTCTTTTCAAGCAAGTATCTGATTTCTTCTTGATGCTTCCCTTTGTCTTCACCTTTATAATAGCGGAACATATAGCGATAGATTTGGTGTGAGAAGTCTTTAAGCATTTTATCTGGATCTTTTAGTGAGTTAAATAAATCTTCTTCTGTCACTGCACGGTTGTTTAGGACAGCCTCAGGGGTGATATAGTATTCTTTTTTAACTGCATCATATTTCAATTCTTCGTTCATAGAGTCACTCCTTATAATAGGCATATAGGGCAGCTGTTAAGCCACCCTATAACCTAAACTTAGTTATCTGCTAAAATTAAGTAGCAGGTGCAATGGTTTTAACACGGCAAGCTTCGGGACGAAGCAAGACATCTTGATAAACCATACGGCCTTGTAAAGCAGATGCGCCAATGTGTGCACCGTCTAAAAGGTCATTAATAATAGGTTCTACCATCCACTCTTCTGCAGTAGCTGCAAATAAAGTAGAGAATACAATCCATTCAGTAACAGTACCATCATCATCACCAGTCCAACCTTCAGAAAGGTTAGAGGATACGACAATGTCAACACCAGCAATACGGTTAACAACGCCCTCACGAGCAGCTTCAGAACCAATGTTAGAAGCAGTGTTAACATATTTTTGGTCACTTAAAAGTTTAGCTTCAGTTTCATCACTAATAGCGACAACTAAAGTTTCTTTAGGAATACCAAGTTTTTTAATGTCACGGATAGAAGCAACGATAGCTTCGTAGACATCTTCAGCAGCAGTTTCAGTATCATCTGTTTCTGCAGTACCTTGGTTGTTTAAAATAGTGATAGCATCAATTTCTTGCTTACGGCCCATTGCAAAGGCAGCAGATTCAAGACGTTGTGCAACTAAATTATCAGGCACAGCTGCAGCTTCATAACCATCAATAAGTTCGTTAACTGCTAAGTTTTGTCCTACAATGACATTTACATATTCAGTAGCGGAAGCACCTAAGCTTGCACCATCTGCAACATCATAAGCTCCAACAGAAACTTCAGTGTCTCGTTTAGCAAATTTAACTGCTCCTGCACGAGGATCCCCTACATAGTCTCTGTTAAAGAAGTTACGGATAACATTCTGTTTCCGTTTTAAAGCAACGATTTCTTGTGTATACCGTTCTTGTAATTCATGTGTACCATTAGTTGGTAAAATTGGATTAGCCATAAAATTTCATCTCCTTATATATTATTTATTTCTAGGCTTATTCATCTTTGAATAACTCTGGGTTGCGCTCACGAAGGAGAGCTTTAGCTCCAGACAGCTTCTTAGTTTCAGCACTTCTGGTCTTAGTACCAGTAGAGATGGGCTTATCTTTGGCTATGAACCGCTGTACTTTATCAGACTTTTCTTCTTTATACCTATTCCAGGCGGTAGCGAAATCTGTATCTTCATCTACATATTTGTTCACTGTGTGTAAGAAATAGTCCCGATCGTCAGGGTCAGTAATACCTTCTTGAAGTAAGACGCGCTCTTTACTTAGCATGTCTGCACTTTTAGCATATTCTTCTAACTTGGCTTGAGTTTCTTCTGCTTGCTTTTGCAATTCAGATAGTGTCTCATCTTTTTCATTTAATGCTTTCTCAAGTTCTAGAACACGCTCAGTAGGTTGCTTAGTCTTAGCTTCAATGTATGTAAGCAATGTCTCTTTGTCTTCGACGCCTTGGATTTCTAATGCCTTAATTGCTGCTTTCTCTGCTTTATCAACATTACGAGCAACAATACCGTTTATCTCATTATTAATCTCATCGGTCACTTTATTATAATCTACATTACCATCTTCAGTTGTATGTGCTTTAAGTAATTCTTGAATATCTTTCATATTCTTATTTGCCTCCAGTTATTTGTTAAGGTGAGAGCCACCTTACTTGCATTTAAGGATTATGCACAACCTTAGTGTTTCCCTATTTCTTTAACGACTTGCTAGGCAAAAGTCAGGTTATTACAATGCTTCAAATACTTCTTTTAACTTTGCTTCAGGAATAAATCCATCTATGTGCTTTACTTCTATACCATCTTTAACAAAGATTGTTCTTGGCACCGATTTGATTAGCCTCTTAGTGAATTCTTCGGGACTAGATTCATGGTTGATATAGTTAACCTGAATGTCTAGCTTATTTAAATAGGCTTTCATCTGTTTACATGGTGCGCAGTTAGAAGTCGTATAAATGTCGATATGTTTATCGTCTAAATCCTGCCAGATGTCAGGCTCCAATATCTACCATCTCACTTTCTTCTTCAGGGTCAACAGTTTCTGGCATTTCTTCCAGAACGCCCTGTATCGGCACTTCTTCAGTTTCCCCTGTCATAGCCCTCGCTTCTTCTTCTGACACGCTTAAGGCATGCTGTATCACCTTATAACGCGGAATAAAGCCTGCTTGAGCTAGTTGTAACAACTTTTGATACATTGTTTCATCATCTTGAACAATTGAGTCATCAAAATGTACTTCCATTTCAAGAGCATCTAAATCTGTCGTTGGAATGTTACCACTCACCATCTCTAAGAATAGAATGGCATGTGCAATATCTATTAGTGCTTCTCTTAGGACTAACTCGTGTTTAACTTTGTTGCGCCATGTTTGGCTATTACCATGGACAACTGATTTTTCATTCTGATATACAAAGCCATCAACAAAGTCATAGTAATCTTTACCAAGGCCTACACTATGTGCAAGTCTGTTAATATCTCTTTGAAGTGACATCTCAAGTGGGTCAAGTCTAAACTGTCCTTGATAAAACTCCATAAGCTTTTCACTATCTTGCGTTGGTATACCAATGATGGCGTCATCATTATCATCGTAATACTTAATGAATGACATTTCGCCTGTTTGTTCATTATCTTCTGCTTTAACTTTAAGCCATTCTGAGTTAAGCATGATACGCGTCTTATTCTGGACAACTTCTCTTTCAGTTGCATTAAACTTAGTGTCAATAGACTTCAGCGTGTCAATGACATTTGCAAAGACAGAGATACCTAAAGGTGAGTCAATGTCAAAGTTATTTGTAATGTTAGGCTTGATATGTGCAAAGAATGGTCGTGGTGTGTCATAAGTGACAGCATATCTAATGTCGCCGTATTCATCTATGTACCTCATTGAAGTACTTTCAGCTTCATTAAATACTTTAGTAATATATTCCGGTCTGCTTTTACCTAAGTTATTCTTTTCTTTAGACTTATAGACATAGTGTTCAATACGGTATTGCCCGTCTTGCGCTGTGTGGTAAGTTAAGTGCGTGTAGTATGCAGTCTCCTTACCTTCATCTTCTTGGAAAGCATCAACAGTTAATACACCAGTGATACGACCATTATCTGTACTAACGACCATTGCATTAGTTAAAGTAATAAAGTCTAATCTAGTTTCGCCTTCTGCAACATAAGCAATAATAAAACCATTACCTAAAGCAAATGTCTTTTCTAGCAAGTTAGTAAAGGCAACATCAAAGTTATTCATTCTTAAGACATCGTCTAATCTATTTTGCAGAATAGGATCATTGACAGTGATACGGCAATGATTATTCCATAAAAGGCCTGTCCAATCTTCTGCTACTTTCTTTGCCATGTTAAGACCAAGCATTTCATATTGCTTTGCTTTACCATTAACATAGCGTCTATAAAAGTGGAAGTCGTTTACTGCACCTCTATACCATTGTAGCCACTTTTGTTCTTGAATCCAGTGCTCGCCGACAATTGGGTTATATCCACGGCGTCTGGTTTCTCTGCTTATTTGTTCAACATATTTTGGAATTTGCATGCGTTATAAGTTCAACTCCTTTGTCATATTATACTTGCAACCTGTACTTACCATAAGGTAAAGGGTCATCATATGAGTAACCTTTATTTCTTAGTATGGCATTCTCTATCTTCTCAATTGCAGGTAGCCAAGCATATTCAAAGCTGTCTAAGCTGTCAATATCTTTAGAGGCATCATCGCGTCTATTACCGTGATTGTCTCTTTCTGCATACAGGATAGCATCTATGAGCTCTTTAGATGCTTTATTTATTTTAAGGTAGTCTGCAGATAGCATAAGATTAGTAATACCAATTCGTTCTTCGATTGCATTGTCATATCTTTTAGTTTTTTTAGTTTTATTGGTTGTCTCTACTTTAAAGTAACCAATGCGTCTTCTTACTTTTTCTTTTCTAAAAAAGTTCCAGAAATGCTTACTTGCAGAATCTATATGAATCGTAAAGTATGTTTGATACTTAGACCATATGTCTTCAGCAAACTTAAACAAATCTTCTACATAGTCATCGATTGTCTTTTCTTCTTTACTATCTTTATTCTTATGATAGAATGTCTTTAGGACATGCATTGCTTCTCTATTCTTTGTATAACCAATGGCAGTGAAGACGGTCGCATCTGTTTCACCATAGTCGACACCAATGTTAATGTCCATATATTTCGTTTCATCTAAAGTGAATGTATGCCTATCATAGTCAAACTTTTTATATATATTGCCAGCAATGTTAGCAGGTAAGCCTAAGTAGATGTTCTTATACTGCTCGTAGTCTAGTGCTTCAAGCATCTCTATTTCATCTAGCATTGCTTCACCCAGAAAGTCTAATCTTTGTTGTTCTGGCAAATCTTTATAGGTTGTCATTAATGTTAATGCATCATCTCTTGCTTTCATTTTCTCAAGCCATGCATATGTCCAGTGGTTAGGATTACTATGTGGATTAAATTCATACAGTATGATAAACCAGTCTTTTTGACCACGAACATAGTTAGAGATCAGTTGATTCATTTCTTCTTCACTGTTAAACTCTGTAATTTCCATCATCCAGACAATTTTAATTTCATTGCCTGAGTAATGCGGTCTGGCACCTTTTGTACTATCTAAGTTATGCAAGCCAGTAAAATGAATATGATTGCCTTGCTCTGTTGAAATATAGATAGAGCCAGTATTACCTCTTGGGTAATCTCTTGCAGGCTTTAACTTCCAGCCTAACCTTTCAAAACCAATCTTAAGCCCTGCAAAGGTAGTGTTTCGATGGCTTTTGTAATCTTTCCTAATGACGACGGCTTCAGCTTTAGGATCTGACAGAAGAAGATAAGGAATCTTAATCTCATGGAATGAACTTTTGGCAGAAGCACGACCACCATAGACAACTTGGTGTCTGGTCTGCTTATCCTTTAGTAACTTTAAGTAAGGTTTAGCAATGATGTCACTTAAATAAACTTTTCTTTTTTTAGACATTTTTATTCCTGCTCTTCTTCTGCTACAATTTCAATAGTTTCTTCAACTTCCTCTGCGTCTGCGTCTATATCATCAATAATGACGGTTGGCATGTCATAGTTATGCTGTTCGATCTCTTGCTTATCTGTTTGTCCCAAGTATTGCTTGCCGAGCCAAATCAAAAGTGCCGCATTACCAGATTCAGCACCTTTCCATTGCAATCGTCTTAGCTTAGGTTTAGCTGTTGCTTCATGCATGGTGTTGACATACTCGCCGAATGATAAACCATACTTGCGCCGTGTTTGACCATCATAAGTATTATAATGTGTGTTTTCAGCATAGTGCTTATTTACAAATGCAACTATCTCTTTAGGTGTGCAATGTATTTCTGCAAGACCGTTGATCAAATCCCAATCTAATTGCTTTTCTGGTCTGCCGCCTTTGTTTTTCTTTTCTTCTGCCATGTCATTACCTCTTTTATCGTTCCCACTAAGGTAGGGATACACCATAATAGAATGATAGACTATTGCGAACTTGCCGTCTATCAGGGCGACCTGTTTTTAAAGAGGTGGCATCAACGACCCTCTTTTATCTATTATGACACTTTGTCATGTTATTATTGTTATTATGACATTTTGTCATGTTTATCACACAAACTACATAGTGCTCAGTTGCAATTCGTATGATTTCGCTGTCATTACTTGTCTTTACCTTCTGATAAAATATCTGACAAATCTTTTACTTTCTTTGCTTGTCTTTTAGCTGCTTTATCCATTTTATCGATTGTCTTACTAATTTCAGACAGCTCTTCTTTTACCATAGTGACAATTTCAGTTTCAGTTTGTCTTAATTTTTGGTCTTGCTTATGATAGAGAGTAAGTAATTCTTGCTCTATCTTTGCTTTAAGCATTAATTTGTCCCGTGCGTCACTTTTATTAGTTTTATAGACAAGTAGAAGGATAGAGAATAAAAACGCGATAAAGGACGATATGGTCACAATTAGGATAAGATTAGGCATTGTCCTTATCTTCCTTTTCTAATAGTCTAGTAAGTAATGCTTTATCTTCTTCTCTTTCTCTTAATCTTTGCTGCTCCTGTCTATTGCCAACTGCAGAACCAATGATAAATGCGATAACCATGATAACTATAAATGTTGCTGTTGCTGTAAATTCCATACTTTTTATTCTCCTTCTTGTTCTTGCTTAGGTTTAGTTTCAACTAAATGAACAAAATCAGCTGTTACTTTATAATCTTTAAACTTAATATCATTACGAATGTTTTCACTTGAAGTAATATGTCCTTCAATTGTTATACGGTCACCCTTTTTGCAGTAGTCGCTAACAATTTTTGCTTGGTTATTCCATACTGTCACAGGAATAAACTCGACTTTATCACCATAACCTGTAGCAATATTAATGTTTACCACAGGTATGCCAGACTGTGTTTCTCGGACGGTAAAGTCATTGGCAATCCGTCCATATAATTGAACTCTATTCATTTTAATTCTCCTTTTGTCATATTTTGTATTACTTTATCTATAACTGGATAAACAAATCCTATGGTCACTAAATTAGATATCGCCATTGATAATTGAAATGGTATGTCTGCAATTAGATATGCAATAGGATCAACTTGGTAAACGATGACTGTCAATGGCATAAAGCTAATGCCATAAATAACCGCAAATAGGACACTCTTAACTTCTAGATGTCTGGCATTTCTAGCCATAAAGTACCAAATGAGCCAACCCATAGACATTGAAATCAAGTAAAGGCCAAAGCCCCAGATAACACCTTGCAGTAGTATGTAAGACATAATAAGCAATACTGAATGTCTAAAGTGTTTAAAGTATAGTGCAAACAGTAATGGTGTTAAGCTGTAGTTAGGCAGAAATGCAAACATTAGCTCCGTTGTCATAATAAGCGTTAAGAACAATGCTAAGTAGATAAGCCTTCTTAATCTGTTATTTGTATCTACTGTTTTCAATATTACTAATTCTTTTTAAAAGTCTATCGTATTCTTCCTGTGCTTGTCTTATTTCTTTTTTCTCTTGTCTATCCCAGTAAATCAATAAAAATATGCCATATGCAAATACACCGATTGGAACTAACATACCTAATGCCATAATTTGTTTCTCCTTTATTATTTATTTTAACTTAGTTTAACTGTTGTGCTCTGCTATTTTTTTGTCTTTCCTTTTTGTTTAAAGTATTCAATTTCTTTAAGTCTAGCGATTGCAGCTTCTTTTGTTTGGTAAGTTCTAGATAACTTTTTGTTACCCTTTTTGCCATAGACGGCATAACCGTCTTTTGTCTTCTTAACCATTGTCTACTCCTTTAATGTCCATTTGCTGCCGTTCAGTCTGCCTAAGCTCGTATTAATTTTAACGGCATCTGCAAATGTCATGTCTAAGATTTTGTAGTTAGGCAATTTCATAACAATACCTGTTAAAGGTGATGGTGCTGAAATGATAAAGCCTAAACTATTCTTAGGGTCAGTTAGGACGCCTAATGCTTTAAAGCCACCTAAGTCAACTTCTATTACGGTAAAATCGCCATCTTCTTTAATGTCTGTTATAAATGTATCAACTAACTCCCTGCCAAAGCTGTAGACCGTCTTAATGCCTGGAATCTTTTCAATAACCGAGCTTTCGATTCTTTTCTTCCAGCGCTTGACAAAGTTAATATGTGTGAAGATAACACCAAGCAACACTATGCTCATTAGCAAGCCAGCAATAATTGCTGCCATTTGCCAAAGCGCTATTTCAGGGCCAAAGTAAGCTAAGACATTATTCTGTACAAAGCTTACTAACCATAATATTACTTGAGCAACTAATGCAATAGGAATGATTGTCCCAATGCCAACTTTAAAATATCGTTTCATTTTGATTCTCCTTTGCTTCAGGTATTCTTTTAAGAAAAGTGATATAAAAGAATATAAATAATTAAATAAATATAAAGATATAAAAGATAAAGATTATTAGAGTTATTATTAGAGTTATTATTAGAGTTATTATTAGAGTTATTATTAGAGTTATTATTAGAGTTATTATTAGATGAGCTGTGCGCTGCGAAGCGAGCTGACTTGTTTAAGCCATCAACTTATGCTATGGGTCTTATGATTTCGTCTTCAAACGAAGCCCAACACTTTTTAACTTTTAAGTGTGCTAATCTTTCCAATTGGCTTGTGACTAGCTAGTTTATAACATGATGGCCGAGGTTAAAGATTACATAGTGTAAGTGCCTTAACCAATACAACAATCTTTATCAGCCGTGCCAGATTGAGGTTTTGTTACTTAATTAATTAAATAGATGTAATGGTGGAATGCCAAGGAAGTATATTTGAATCATTTCATCAGTCAAATCATCTTGCTTGATAAACTCATGTGTCTGTCCATTAAAAACTTTTAATAATCTTTCTTTACATAAAACATGCAATTCTCTTTGCTGATTATCAACAACATATGTTGCAATCGGTGTAAAGCCTTTATAATCAAGATTATCTAAATTTGAAATTCTAGCGACAATTTTCATTATTTTTTCTCCTTCTTTTTATTTAGTTTAATTTTGCTTAGGTCGATAAATGAATAACCATAAGCAGATTTTCTTTTAACCTTAGGTGTTATTATGTCATAAACTTTTCTTGCCAATCTTTGTGGCGTTACATCTGGTACTACATTTTCATGTAACCAACGTCCTGCTTCATGATAAGATTCAAAGATTTGAATTTCCATGGTGTCAAGATGAATCATTGCAACTGTTTTTTTACTGTGTGATCCTTTGCTAACTGCTTCACTTAATGCTTTGTAATTGACAGTGCCTGGTCTAAATGTATTATAACCATTAGCAACACTATCATATTGCTCGCATAAACTTGCTTCTGCTTCATTTAAATCTTCTGGCGTAGTATAAACTTTTTCATAGACAATATGATCAAATGTGTCCCAACCATATTCTTTAATAGCTGCACCAAACTTTCCTGCGTACTTGCTGCCATCTTTACCCCAGCGATGCTCAGGCTTTTCTGAAGTTGTAGCACCAACATATGCCATGCCATTTTCTTTATTGACATGTGCGTAAACTCTTCCTTTAAAATTGCTTTCATTAAATTCTTTCATTCTGTTTCTCCTTAGATTTTATTTTAACTAGACTTTACTGTACCTCAACTAACTAACTAACTAACTAACTAACTAACAAAGCCTTACACTATATAATATGTATAGGAGATGTTTTTTTCGTCCATTCTGTGAACATAAATTTTTAAGGCAATATTACAAAACTATTTATATTGCCATTTATAACCACCAGCAGTAGAAGTTCTGTTGTTTACTACACTATGTATGTTTGATCTTTTAATGCCTGTTTTTCGTTCAGCTTCACGCATACTATCAAATTCATTAATTACTTTGCCATTAAGTATTTGCAAAACTCTTTTTGATTTAGCATCTTTTTTTGGTTTAAAGTCTTCTGTCCATGCATCTACATAACACCAATGATAACCACCAGCACTTACCGTTCTTTTTTTAGCCGCATTAATAATTGCGCCATGTCCAATACCAAGCGATCTTTCAGCTTCTTTTGTGCTTGAAAATTCTTTTAGTATTTTTAGCGTCTTTTTTTCTATTTGATATACTGGTTTTAACATTTCTTCTATTACTCCATCTGGTGTTGCTGTACAATATTCAGGATTTAACTTGTTATACCAATAACTTTCTCTTTTTAATAGCTTGTCTTTGCTAACTTCTTCTAGCACTTTAAAGTCAAAGTTTTCAAAACCATACTTTTGCATTTCTTGATATAGCAACCTATGGCTATATGCTTTGCTATTAGGTCCTGCTTTATGGCTTCTAAACCTTGCATTAATGTCATTAGACGAGCCTACATAACTTTTTCCATTAACTTTATTAACTACTTGATAAACTGCAGAAATACTTTTTTGCTTCATTTTGATTCTCCTTTTAATTTTTTAGGCTTTTGCTCAAGGCCTTACACTATATAATATAGAGGATTGATGTTTTTTTCGCTTGATTTTTCCTCTAAATATAAAATTAAATGTTATACAGCGCAAAATTTAGTAATTTGTAGCTGTTTATAAAATAACCTTTTGCCCAATGCCTTACACTATATAATATGTATAAGAGATGTTTTTTTCGTCCATTCTGCGAACATAACTTTTTAGCTAAATATTACAAAACTAGAATAAAGCTTGTTGTTCTTTGCTTTTTTTAGCTGTTTCTTCGATCAGCCAGCTAAGCTTTTCATTCTTTTCATCAATAATTTTAAGGAAATCCATGCCTGCATAGCGTCGTGTTGATATATAAGCCGTGGTCGCCGTTGTTGTCAATGTTAAGGTCATAAGCCCTAAAAAGATAAAAAACTGCGTCCAGGACGATATTTGAGCAATGGCAGCACCTTGAAAGCCTACGAAGAAGAATGTTTTAATAAAGTTAGTAGTTGCCATGCGTCTTCTAACCTTTTTTTGTGGTGTTATACTAAATCTTTGTGCTTCGTTATACTTTGAATCTTTTTCATCAAAGTCTGAAAGCTGCAATTGTTCTAACTCTACAGGCTTGTATTTAATATAAACGTCGTTTGGTGAAAGTCTGGATAGCTTGTTTTTTGTCTTTTTTAGCTTGCCTTTAAGCCTATTTAATGCCCATTTGTTGATAAGACTAAACCATTTAAACTGTCTCGTCGCTTTAACATTGTCTATCATTGTCTCATAGCGTTTAATTTCAAGCTCATATTTCTGTACGAGCTCATCATATTTTGCTTGTCTAAGATATGCAAACTTTTCTTTATTATAGACATTAAGTATATCATATGCTTCTTTATATTTAATTTGGTTTGAAAATTGCTTTTGTCTAGTTAACTTTTCTTGCAAATCTTTATTTGTTTCTTCTTCGTCAAACATGCCTCGCTCAGTAAATTCATTCGTAATGATCTTAACTGCGAAGAATGTACCAAATGCGCCAAGAGAAACAGCAATGCTAAACAGTGCTTGAGGGCTAAAGCCGTCAATAAGGCCATTACTGACAACTGCAACAGCATAAGCAAATAGGAATGCAAGTACTGTTTTTACATCTCTTATGAAGTTTGAATCGTTTAACATCATTTTTAAACTAAATTTCTTATCATTATTCATCTAATGACTCCTTGTATGCTTTTATTTGCTCCATATTCGCGTTCTAAGGACTTTTTACTTACATCTAGTAGTTTAGACTGCATTTGCCTTAGAATCGCTGTATGGGCTTATTTTAAAGATTTTCTTAAATCCATGAACAAGTTAAGTCCAAGGATACTTGCGCCTGCTAACTGCATAAACAGGATATGGTATGTTGCTTGTATGTAAATCTGCATGTTTGTTAGGAAGTCTTCAACACTTTCTTTTACACCAGCTTCAATGCTTGAAAGGAGTAGCATGACAAAGAATGCTGCAACAATGCCAATGCCTCCATAAAATAGTAATGCAATGCTGCTGAATGGATGTTTAGCTAAAGTATTCATAACCTGTGAATGCAGAAAGACAATGACAACTAATGAAAGGACTATAATAAGAATCAGCGGTACAAATGGTATGGTAGCACCTGTTGTCTCTACAACTTCTTCGCTTGGTAAACTAAACTTAAAGAATAGATAGCCAATTGGAAGAATGCCAATCAGAAAGCCACCGATTAATTTAAGTAAATTATTCCGCATAGTGTGACAACTGTTCTTGCAGTTCTTTTAGCAAGTCTTTATATTTTTCGTACTGAGGCTTATCTAATAGTCCGGTTGTCAGTTTAGTTTCAATATCTAAGATTTGCTTTCTTAATTCTAATTGCTGAAAGTTAACAAATTCTGATGCTTGTCCTACAATTTTTTGAAATTCTGGTTGTTTTTCTAAGAGGTTTAAGAATTCTGCACGCTCTGGTGAGTCATTAGAAAGCAGTTCTTTCATTTTAGTTACGGTCATGCCTACGATCTTTTCACCAAAAGCATTACCTTTAAGCATCGTTGCAACAGTCCGTGTTAAGAGGACAACAAAGACAGCACCACCACCAATAGCAATGTTTGAAATGTAGCCAAACCACTCATTTAATGTTTGAATAATTGTTTCCATACTATATCATCTCCATGATTTTAGATTTGTCTTCGACTAGCTTGCCGTTGACCACTTGATAAAACTTTAAGTTTATGGGCATATCTGGGAATACTCGATCAAATTTTAATCTTTCTAACTGCCCATCAATTTCTGCAATAATGGTTTTGCCATCTTCAAGTAATACTTTATCTTTTAATAAGGCGGTTAAATGCTCATATGCTTCATGCAGTTGCTTCACCAGTTGTTCTTCATACGCCAGCTTTTCTTCAAGCATATCTACTTTTTGAATTAGGTCAAGCATTGAAAGCTCTTCTGTAAGCATTACTTCTTCTGCAGGTTTATGTTTAAATTGTCCTTTATCTTTGTAAACTATATTGTCCATAGTATCACCTTTTGACCTTTACGGTAGATTTTTTTGAATTTTTCTTTTTGTCTTTATAAGCCATGTTGACCTCCTTACAATATTTGTAGTCTTGCGCCAGTGTCATTAAAACTTTCGTTAGCGCCCTCTGCGTTTATATTAAAACTAAAAATACCAGCGTTAAGACCATCTGACCACATACCACCATGTCTTATATGTCTTATGTTATTATCCGCAAGGTTTATATAGCCATCATATAAATGTGAAGCTGTACTACCTTGGAATGATCCACTATTTGCGGCTAAAAAATGGTTAGGCGTTATTTGGCTCACATATTTTATACCATCAAAAGTTGGAGTTATTTGTATTTCTAAAATATTGTTATAAGGCGAAGCAAATAAATTAGAGTCAAAACCTTGCGTTGATAACCAAACTTGTGTAGTAGTAATTGCAGGTCCAACTGTTGTTGTGAATTCTCTTATATTAGCGCCGTCTAACCAAGACCAAGTATTACCAAATATGTTTTCAACACCACGATAGCTAATTGCAACTTGACCATTAGTACCAGAAGCCATACCAGATGCATTACCTAAGCTAATAGTTTGGCCAGTATTAACCGAAGTTGTTACTTCTGTTATACCTTTACCGATTGTTGTTTGGCTATCAAAATTAGCATATTCTACAGCATATAATACTTGCAGCGCATTTAATGCCCAATAATTTTGTAGCTGCCAACCCGTTCCTCTAGCCTGTGCATCTGTTCTAAAACTATCTAAAGTTTTGTTAACGCTAGGTTGTTGTCCAAAAACACTTTGTAGCTTATTATTTAAAATAGATCCTTCAAAAGCTGCAACATAAATATAGTCTAGTTCAGTGCTTCCTTTTAAAAATGCTGGATGAACTACAAACGGTGCTCCTGAATAATTAGACTGTAACTGAAACTTACTTATTTCAAATGCTCTTATAAAATTACCATTTATAGAAGCACTGCCTAAATTTGACCAATAAAATTTTGGTATTTCAACCATAACTTGACCATGAGCGCCTGTATAATCTGCAGGTTCATTTGGTATGTATGTTAAGTTAACAACTTCACCGATTAAACTAGGATTATCAGGATTAATATAATAGTTAACCGATAAATCATCATTAACCATGCATCGTCTTAAATTCCAAATTCCTTGGCCAAAATCATCAAAGTCTTGGCCAGGGGTTAAGTTTTCTGCAGCATCTAATCGTGTAAGTGTATCTGTGCTTTCGTCCCAAGCTAAGGTAAATATAGCTGGAATATCATCTGTTTTCACTCTTAAAGAATCTGTATTACTTTCAAGCTTTAGACTTTGTATATCTGTAACTTGTGCTAATGCATATACTGTGTATTGTGTTCCATCTTCAAGTCCAGAAAATGTTATGTTGTCAGAAGTAGCATTGCTAGCTAAAACTATTGGACCTGTTTCTGCAGCTTCAGTTAAACCATAAAATAGTTCAACTTCTTGACTATCATTATTTGTAAAAGTCACTGTAAAAGTTGTTTCATCTTTAGAAACAAAGTTTATAGTTGGCGTGGCTGTAAATTGTGGGGGGAGCACAATGGTATTCCACCGTGTTCCATCCCACACATAGCCTTTGTTATTTACTATAAATTCGTCGTCAACAGATGGATTATTAGGAAAGTTTATACTTTCAGATAGTTCAACATGCGGATAAATTCGTATAACTCTCCACTTTTCACCATCCCAAACAAATGTCTTGCCTACTGCTTCAAATTCTTGGTCTACTTGTGGTGCATTAGGAAAATCTATTGCCATGCTGCATCACCTATTCCATTTCTTCTAGTTCTTTTAATTGTCTTTCTTGCTCTGCTAAAAATTCTGCATGTTTTTCTTGGTTTAAAGTAAGCTTGCCATTTTTTAACTCATAACATTGATTCATAATATCTGCTGGAAGTTTGTCTGCTTTGTATAAAACATAATCTTTTAAGTTAGGATTATATTCTACCGCGTCGGTGACAAAGCCTTGTTTTACTTGCAAGTAGTACTTGCCTTTTTCAATTATCATAATTAATTACTCCTAAAAAGTGACATCATAGTTTTTTCATCGCCAGATACACCAGATTCAAGCGCATAGCCAGCATGTTCAACGTTTTCTGGAAAATTTAAAGAATTATTTGCTTTTTGTATTTCTATGTATGCTGGTTGACCTTCTACTAAAGTTGTTTTGTAAATGGTGATGTAGGGCGAATCTTGATGACTAACTACTAAATAAATTCCATCAGGACTAAATGTTGTTTGATAACTAACACCTACAGGTAGTGTTGATGGGTTAGGAACTTTTGTAAAGGTATCATCATTTCGTTTATAGATAGTAATGTAGGGCGAATTAATGTGTGCAACTGCTAAATAGGTTCCATCAGGAGTAAATGCTGTTCCATTACTAGTATCTCCAGGTAATCCACCTGTTGGGTTAGCTAACTTTGTAAAGGTGTCGCCTAAACGTTTGTAAATAGTAATGTAGGGTGAATCACTGTGTGCTACAGAAAGATAAAGACCATCAGGACTAAATGATGTTCCCCAACCAAATCCAGTTGGTAATGTCGATGGATTAGGTAACTTTGTAAAGGTGTCATTTGACCTTTTGTAAATAGTAATATTTGGTGAATCTCTGTGTGCAAGAGCTAAATAATTACTATCAGGACTAAATGCTACTCCTCGACCAGTATTTGTTGGTAACGTCGATGGATTAGCTAACTTTGTAAAGGTATCTCCAGAACGTTTATAAATAATAATGAAGGGGGTAGAAAAGATACTTAGAGCTAAATAGGTTCCATTTGGGCTAAATGCTATATCAGTACCTGTTCCTGGCAAGTCTGGCAGGTCTGGTAGCTTTGTAAAGATATCACCATTTCGTTTATAAATAATAATACGGGGTAAACCAAAATGTGCTATTGCTAAATAAGTGCCATCCAGACTAAATGCTACTCCCCGACCACCTCCTGCAGGCAATGCAGATGGATTAGCTAACTTAGTAAAGGTGTCGCCTGAACGTTTGTAAATAGTTATAAATGGGGAACTTTCGTGTGCAACTGCTAAATAGGTTCCATCAGGAGTAAAACTACTATCATTAGAAGTACTAGGGGGTAACGTTGATGGGTCAGATAATTTATTTATAGTAGTGTCCCACGCACCTCCACTTAGTACTTCAGGAATTAAAGTGCCAAATACAGTATCAAATTCAGAAATAGCTTCAGTATATTCACCTGTTACGACTTGCTCACCTGTAATTTCTAAGGAACCACCGCCGCCTGTTTCAATGGCATCAATTTCGGTAGCATAGTCATCTTCAAAAGTTTTGCCTGTCAAATCTCTACCTTTATTTTCAATTGCATCTTTAATATTTTGTTTTGTTGTATTTAATCTTGTCAGTTTATCTGCTATGCTCATATATTACACTCCTAAAATTGTGGCTAATGCTGAATCTATATCGCCAACAGCTTGGTCTAAAGCATCAATACTTGCTGTCACTGATTCTGCAGTAGTAACCACATTTTCTTCAGTATATGTTCTATTGCCAATGT